AATATTTTGGAACGGTACAATATAAGTTAGTTTGTTATAGGCACCTACGCTTGCTTGGATATCAATAGGATCTGTTTCTACTATATTAGAAATATCTGATACCCAGAAATCAAAGAATGAGTTAGTTCTACTAGCCATAATTGTATTTTCAGTAGCAATCCAAAGTCTATTCTTCCAAATAGATACTGATTGGATTGTTTCTTTTCGCTCTAAAGCTTTAGGCCCAGGGTTGCTAAGGCTTGTTCCAGATCGTCGTGGAACCAAAGGCATGTGTTTAACCTTCCACTTACCTTGGTCTGTAAAGTCTTTGTAGATCCAAATAGGAAAAGTACGGTGGTCTATTACAGAGTTAGGACCTTCACTGCGTAGTCGTTCAAAGTATGGATTCTTGGTATAACGTGTTGCTCTATAAAAACTAGCAGGAAATGTTAAGTAATTATTTCTTGCAGCGTAGACTTTTCCTAATCCAAGGTAGTCTGTATTACCATCTCTATCTTCTGCTGGCAGGGGTGAACTTGGATAATAATGATCCTTTGTCCATACAATACCACCACCAGGAATAGAAATATTACGAGGCTTGTCATAGTAATCATAGATCATTCTACTGGCTCTATAACCATTAAAATCTCTAACATCATTATAAACGTCAGATGCTGAAAACTGAGGAATCTCACTAAAGTTTTCTCTACTCTGGCCTTCCTCTTCTTCCTCTAAGGTATCTGGATTAATATTTAAAATAACATCATCTCTTACGTTAATCCAATAACGATCAGAATCAATTAAGTCTTCATCAACAGGTAATAAGGTTTGGGGTGGACTTGTTCTCTTATAATTGATTACATCACCTGAGTGAATGTATTCATTATTTGGAAATGAACTAACCCAGTTAGTTGAAGAAATACCAGTCTCTAAATTTCTATTATCTGGTAAATAATCAATAGGAATTTTTTTATTCCATAGTAACAAACCTACATCAAAGTCAGTAGAGCCAAAAGTTTCATTAACAGAAGACGGTGTAACATTGACAATATTCTCTCCTGCTAAATAATAATTAGCAGTTGTTGCTCTATTTCCATATGTCAAGTATTCATAAACTGCTCGGTTAAACCCAGATGTATTAGTAATTCCAGCAGAGTTATCTACAGTTTCTTTAATCCATTGAGTAGGTTCAATTCTATAAACAGTTATAAAATCAGAAAGATTAATTGTATGACCACTGTGGGTAAAAGAGTTTTGAACTACAGGATCAAATGGATATCCTGCTCTATTGATAATAATGCAATAACGATTGTATCCATCAATATCTAGAAAGTGAAAATAAAGGTTATCAGTATTAAAGTTTAATCCCGCAGGAACCTCAACATTAGCAACATCTAGATAACTATTTCCAGTACTGGTGGATACATAAGTAAGTGGTGGTCTTTTTTCAACAGACTTCTCAAGAGTAACAAGGCAGTTATCTATGTTTTCAGCCTCACTGGTTAGTCTCTTAGTAGGTGCTTGTCGCCCTACGCCACCACTTAGTGTATTAATTGGAAGTCTTGCAAAAGCCATTAGAACCTCGTTCTTGTAAAGTATGGATCACTAGAGAGAATGCCACGTCTATCGACAGCTGCTCTAGTTCCATGATCACCTAGTAATATAGATCTATTTTTCTTAAAAACATCAGAAGCTCGACCACGAGAAAGATGGTATTGTTCTCGCATAGCCATACGCTTATCGACGTCTAGATCACCTTGGGTTATAGCCTGATACTCTCTAGCAGCGGTTTCCATGATTCCTCTTTGTAAAGCAGAATCAATGTCATCCCAACCATAGTTGTTTGCTGCGTTATTAAGTGTTACAATAACCTCAATTTTTAATGCCTTATCAAATATATCAGTCTGCTTGGTGATGTTGAACAACCTTGTTGGATTGGACTTAATAGTAGTTTGGATCACCTCCCCCGTCGTAGGATCGAACAGAGGTTCAACAACTTGAGCATAACAAGCAGTATCAGGTAAGATAATCTTACCTACGTTAACACCAGCTGTTTCAGGAGTAAAGGTAGCAACATATCTATTGTTTGCTATACCCCTCATTACAGCTGCCTTTATAGTTTGATTAAGTATGAACTGAGCAACACTTGTATCGACACCCGCATCTGTACTAAGATCGTTTACTATGTGTTCACCCGAGGACAATAGCATGTGATTAACTGCATCTACATAGCTGTATAGTCCCATTACTTACCCCCCTTCTGCTTATAAGGCACAAGTTTGTTTAACATTTCTTGACGTTTTTCGCAACCACATCCTGGGGTTTTTTTAAATCCCAGTTTGTTTGCCACCTTAGCTACGGTATCGCCAAGACCTTTAGAAGACATTTGAATTGGATTATATGGTTTTAAAGACATAAGTACTCCTGAGAAAAAAATACCTAGGGGGCCTTTCGACCCCCTAGGTACAAGTAATAAAATGTAATTAGTTAACACTAAGATTAAGCAACAGCGGTATAGTTGCCTTGAATTGCGCCACAGAGTTCTGGACGCAAGATACCAGCACCAGCCATAATGGAACTTACGGTAAAGAATGTACCACGACGGACATCTTTAACTGTTTCAACCTTCATGCCTTGTAAACGCAATGAGCAAACAGCTGACTTTTGCCAAATAAGGGCTTTAATTGGTTTAAGTACATCACCAGTAGCTACAGTACCGTTAGAAGTGATTTGAGTAAGATCATCAAAATCATCATTATTAGCACCATGGAAACCGTGCCAGTTAAAGTTATACTTTGGATCTCCAAGATCACCAATAACATTTACTTCGTCGTTATTGCTGTACTGACCAGTAGTAAGGTCAAGACCGTTTGCAGTAACATTTGTTAAACCTGAGCTAATAACAGCATGGTCAAGTTGAGCAAGGTGGTTGCTCTTAATAATCTTAACTCCCATGTATTCAAGAACTTCAGTAATACCAAACATGTTCTGAGTAAGTGGAGCACCAAGACCACCAGCTTCAGCTACACCACCGAAGAGTGGACGACCAGCACCACCAACGAGGCCAGTAGCATCACGAGCAATACCAAGAGCACGAATGTCATGGAAAGCTTGTGGAGTTACCGCGCAGTAAACTTCACCCATAGTTGCGTCAATTTCAGAAAGACGAACCATATAACGCTCTAAGTAATCAAGAAGAAGAAGAGCTGCATCGGTTCTTTGTGTAGAAGTAGCACCACGAAGACCAAGGAAGTTAAATGCTGCGTTTGAAGTTAAGAATGGATTAGTTCCATAATTCATACCAGCGTAATCTGAGCTAAATGGATTACGGTTTGGAGTAAATGCAGCTTGAGCAATCATGCAAGCAATTTGCTTATCACGGATGTAGCTAAGTTGAAGACCAGCTTGACGAGCTAACTCAGCTCTATAATCCCATTGGGTAAGCATAAGATGAATGTCGTCAAGTTCAAAGAATGCAGCCATTGGGCGTTGATCCAATGAAACATCAAACCAACCTGGAGTTGAAATACCAGTATTACCTAGTAATTCTTCACCAGCTTGCCAAATACCCTTGTGACCAACAGTTCCTGTAATTGGAAAACGCTTGGTTGTACCTGATTCAATAGTTTCAGTAGTAACCATTGGTTCAAAAATATTATATTGATCATATGCATTGATTACTTCGCCTGACCAAATAGGAAGCCAGTATGAAGGATCAGTTGCACCAGAAACTGAAGGAATGCTGTTTGGGCTGGCAGCTTGACCACCTTTAGGCCAGCCACCATGACCATCCATGTTTGAAGCATTGCCTACGTTAATAGAAGGATAACCCGAATCAATTGGGAATAAATTATTAATGTTCTCTGGCATGTTTGTTTCTCCTTATATAGAAACTCTCTTTTAAATTAAATAAATATTAACGAAGGAGAAATTATTAATTAGTCCGTGTCCTAATGGATTATACGGAGTTAACGATTTCTATAACCGTAACGAGATGTATTAACAACCATTGCTTCTACTGCCTGTCTATATTTTGAATCTACACGAAATCTTGGATCGCGTAGGGCAGCTTGTTGTTCAGCAAGGTTTTTAAATACCTGTACGGATTGTGGAACCTGTGAGGGATTAACCCGATTTTGCATAGCCTGGGGTTCCTGAGCCTTGGGTTTTGCCTGTGGTTGTGTTTGCTCATATTCAGCCTTAAGACCTAGGAGGACATTCTTATAGGCGTTTGTTTGAAGAGAGCGATTAATAGCCGCAACTTCATCAGCTGGCTTGGCTTCTTGAGCCCACTTGAATAGACGTTTAAGGTTGTCACTTCCGCCCACGACAACTGCCGCATCTTCCCAAGATTGCTTTGCTAATGCTTTACGACCCTTAATCATTTGCTCAATGATTACTTCATCAGCACCCATCTTAGCTTGGATTTCTTTACGAGTAGTTGCACTTACGGCACCCGTTGAGTCAATTTCCTTGCCCCAACGAAGCCAATCTTCTGCACTAACCCGAGCCGTAGATCCAGGTTGAGTAGTAGGTGGTGGTGTAATCTTTAGATCTTCTGGAACGCCAGAAAGATCCTCGACTGGTTCTGGTTGAACCTGAGCTTGAGGTGAGTCCCCCACATAGTTAGGATTAGTCACCCCATTTTGATTATACTGCTTCTTTAGAGAAGCTATTTCCTGTCTGGCTTGAGTGAATCCCTTGCGGGCTTCAATTAAACTGTTAAACCAATCATCAGCAGATTTAAAATTACTAGGGATCTTTTGCCCTTGATCTTGAACATATTTCATAAACATAGCACGTTCATGGGTTGTTTGTGGATCTTCTGATTGGATTGGTGTAGCAATGATTGGCTGAGTCTCGACAGGTTGAGATTGTTCAGCATTATTTGTATCTAACATTTAACTCTCCTTTAAGATTATTCGGATTACCGAGTCTTAGTTTTTTTCTTTGTTATTGGTTTTTTAGAATCTGGCTTAGGACCAGTACGTTCTTTAATATAATTCATATCACATTTCTTTTTCATTTTTTCTTTGCTTTCTTACTGGTTTTTTTCTTTGTTGGTTTTTTCTTTTTTGGCATTGGTTTCTCTTCAGGCATTGGCATTTGAGCACCAAGACCCATTTGAGATTCCATCATACCAGGACCATAACCAGTTGGCATACCCATACCCATCATTGGCATTCTACTCATTGTAACCTCATTTCTTTAGTTTGTTCCAGATAGCTAAACCAGTTCTATGGTAATTTCTTTCAATTTTAGAAACAGAAGTATCATTGTTAATATCACCACCAGCTCTATAATCTAACTGTTTATGTGTTGCATTATATCCAGTAAATACTACATCTTTTCCAGTAAGATCAGAATCAGCTACAGCAGTAGTTGTAGAAGCTATTAAAAAAGCTATACTACCTAGATTAGCAAGTTGTGTTCCTGCTGAGTTTTCAGCAAAGTTTATTGTAGATGCACTACCTGGTTGACCTGTAACTAAGTAATGAAAAAGTGATCTTAGTCTATTATCAACTTGGTTATTTTTTCTTGGATTTCTACCAAAAACAGTTTTTCCATAAGGATTTACATAGTTAAGGCCAGTATCTCCACCCTCTGCTACTAGAGTAAATGTTTGATTATTAGAACTATTAGCTGGATCAATATACGCCCCCATAGCTAAAGCTACACCTTGTTGAAATGAAATAGTTGGCATAGATTATTCCTTTATTGTAAGATTTTAGTTTTATATCTAGAAAGAGTACGTTTAGCTTGGATATTACCTTGAGCACAGAGTGTATTAAACTCTACTAAATACGGTTCTATATCGACACGATCAGTAGAAATAGTAAGTAATTCAAACGGAGCTCCAGAAACTGGATCTGTTGTATAGTTTAATACCTTAGTAAATGGAGGAAGCCAAGGAGGAACAAAGTTAACTGTTGCAACATTAGTTCTTATATGTTCAACTAACAACGCACCAACTGCTAAAGCTCCTTTTTCTGATAACAAAGTAAATTCAGGAGGATCTTCACTTGTATTTCTTGCATACCAATCATCGTTGACTGCCATAGCATTTAATGGAACTGAAATTGAAGGTATTTGTCCTAAATTTATATAACAAGAGTTTCTTGCTGCTGGATTTGTTAATGCATCAAATGAACTTGGAGGAGATGGATTATAGTAACCTGATTCACTAAGTATATTGTTTATAAAAATTTCAGAAGCACGAATGTAAGATTGTCTTGAAGTTATATTTTGAAAAAATAATTCAGTAGATGCAGTTGAATTAAAGTTAGTTCCATGTGCTGTTCCATACCCAGGCAAATCTGATCTACTAACAAACCCTGGTGTATAGAAAACAAATACAACTTCATCTCTGCTTATTCCTAAGTTTATAGCTGACTGTGCTATAAGAAATACTATACTATTTCTATCAAGCGGTGGTATTCTTGAACTATTTAAAGTTGTACCGTCTGTTAAATAATCCCATGCACCTACGCCATTATATGTTGCAGCTAGGTCAGCTAATTCCCAAACACCAATTTCTACAAAAACT